TTTAAATGTGTTGTATTTTGGTTAATTCATGTTAACATTAACACATGACTAAAGAACAAGCAATCAAATTAGCTGGCAACCAATACAAACTTGCAAAAATACTCGGTATTACAAGGATGGCCGTTTGCCAATGGAAACAAATTCCCCAAGCAAGGGTATGGCAACTTCAATTGCTACATCCTGAGTGGTTTTTAAATACTTGATTGCTTGTTTTTTGTGTATAATTGTTTTTGTCTGAGTGGCATCAGACGAAAGACGCGGATTGTTGAACCCCATAGTTTCCTGTGTGGTCTTGTCAGACGGCAAACAATTCTTTTGATTCGCGTCAATCGTTTGTTGTTGCTCTCGCCAAGAGCCAAGACCACAGAGTGAATTATGGGGTTTTTGCTTTTGGACAATCTAAATGCGGTACGTCGGTGGTTTAGATTGAGATACCCTGAAACACGAGCAAACCAAATCAGGGAACGTGGGCGAATTGCTAGAGCGTGGTGGTTTTAAATAGTCTGGCATAGTGCGATGCGATGACATGGCTCCGAAGGGAAAGTCTCGAAAGCATAGAGCGAAACTGATGTTTTGACACGGTTAGGCTATGCTTTGCTCAAACAATCACCAAAGGGAAATACTTAATACATTAGATAAGTTAATTATTAAAGGATTGTTATGCCAATATATTTAAGTAAAGAATTTGAAACTGAAGTAACTGGTGATGGATGTGGTTTTATTTGCATTAATCAAAAGAATGATAAAGATGAAGAAGTTGTTATTTGGTTATCTACAAATCAATTTCAAACAATCTTTAATCATGAAAAATTTATATTAAAAGAAGCCTTAAATGATTCTTCAGAACCCAGTTGACCATTACGCCAAACTAGCAATGATGCCTGAATGGATTGATTACGTTCGTTATCAGGTTAAACAAATGGAAAAAGACCAAAGCGGACTGTGGTTAGGTTTAGGCCAAGCAATAGCTGACAGAATTAAGGAATTAAATGAATCCGTACCTAATTAAAGAACCAACTTGCATTAGCTTTAGTGGTGGAAGAACATCAGGTTATATGCTTTACAAAATACTTGAGGCTCACAATATGAGCTTGCCAAAAGATGCTTATGTTACTTTTGCTAATACTGGAAAAGAAGAAGAAGCTACTTTACGTTTTATTCAAAGATGTTCTGATGAATGGAATGTAGATATTCATTGGGTTGAATACACAAATGATGAGCCTACATTTAAAAANGTTACATTTGAAACAGCCAGTAGAAATGGTGAACCTTTTGAAGAATTAATTAGAAAAAGACAATATTTACCAAATCCAGTTTCAAGAATCTGTACTGCTCAATTAAAAATACGCACAATTAACAAATATTTACGTTCTTTAGGTTGGACGGATCATAATGAAAATGAAGATTGGATGGGAATTCGTGCTGACGAGCCACGCAGAGCCGCCAAAATTAAAGATAAAAGTAGGATTCCTTTGGCAGTTTCTGGTGTAAGTGCTGGTGATGTAGGCCGTTTTTGGGATTCCCAACCATTTAATTTGGAATTACCAAACATTAATGGTAAAACTATGCACGGTAATTGTGATTTATGCTTTTTGAAACCAGGCGCTCAAATATTATCATTGATTCAAGAAAAACCTGAAAAAGCTGTTTGGTGGGCAAAAATGGAAAAGTTAGGCGCTGAAATAGCATCCAATCCAAGTGGCGCAGTTTTTCGTCAAGATCGACCTAGTTACGCATCCATGCTTCAATTTACCAAAGAACAAACAATGATGTTTGATATTAATGAAGAAACAATCGCTTGCTTTTGTGGAGATTAAATGTTTCAAGTAACATTCAAAGTTGACGGCAACCCCCAAGGCAAAGGCCGTCCACGTTTTGCACGCATGGGCGCTTTTGTAAAGACTTACACCGATGTCAAAACAAAATCTTATGAAGAACATATAGCTTTTTGTGCCAAACGTGCAATGGGGGCTTCAGAACCGCTTAAAACGCCCGTAGATGCGTTTATTTACATCTCTATGCCCGTTCCTATGTCCTACACCAAAAAACGCAAGGAAGCCTGTTTAAACGGATCGGAGAAACCTACCAAAAAACCCGATGTTGACAATGTAATTAAAGCGTTTTTGGATTCCATGAACAAAATTGTTTACGATGATGACACTCAGGTTGTTAACTTGCATTGCACCAAAGTGTATGGTGAACCATTTGTTGAGGTTTTAATAAAGGAGACAGAATGAGTACAGCAATTTTGGTTTTAGCCTTGTTTGGGCTAATGTGTTTAATCGGAATGGTAGGAATATTAATATGGGCAATGATCGAATCAATATCGCCTTAGGCTGGAGAAAACGAAATGTCACCAGAAAAACACGCCGAATTCATAGGCAACTTTGCATCTGAATATGCCAAAGCCAAGTCCAACAGAATTGGTTTTGAATTAAAACTCAAGACTGCTAAAGCTATTTTGATGAAACAAGCGTATCTTGACGGTGTTACGCAAGTAGCCGCACAAGAACGTGACGCATTAGCAAACCCTAATTACTCAGAATTAATTGATGAGTTAATGTTAGCTGTCAAAGAAGAAGAAACTTTGAAATTTCAGCTCGAATCGTCACGTTTACATATTGATGTGTGGCGCACTAGAGAAGCCTCAGAACGATTAGCAATAAGGTCACACGAATGAAATGCCCTGTATGTCACCGCAACGGTAAAACATTAGAAACAAGAACAAACAATGATGACTCAAAAAGACGAAGATACGAATGTACGCAAGGACACAGATACAGCACCCGTGAAGTCTTATTTGAAAACCCAGTATGTGAGGAACAAACGCTTATTAGAAGTAGTGTCAAGCCTCCAGTGCCAGCATTGTGGCCACTATCAGTCGCAAGCGTGTCACTCTAACTGGCATGGCGGTAAGGGTCGAGGCATCAAGGCAAGCGATAACTACGTGGCCGCACTATGCCAATCTTGCCATTATGAGGTCGATCAAGGTCACCGATTAACAAAAGATGAACGTCAGACTATGTGGCTCAACGCACATTTGAAGACGCTCCACTTTCTTTTGATAACCGATCAATGGCCTAGAGGCGTGCCTGTGACCGATTTGTACTTAAAGAAGTACTTACCCCTTGCGTAGGGCTGGAATGCCTGCCTCGGGCTGTTTTATGCCTGCGTTGTGGCTGTGTGTTGGATGGGCGTGGCTCATGTCCGTTTTTTCGTGCTTTTTGAGTTCCTTCTCAATTTTCATCACGTGCTCACGCTCTTTTTGCCATTCTTTTTTAACGACAAAATGCTTGTCCATCTCTTGTTTGGTTTCACCCTTGGTGAATTTGAAGTTAGTCATTTTAATTTCCTTTAAGAATAAACTCTTGTGCCTGCTTTATCGATAATCAATGCTTGTCTTCTAGGTTTGTCGCTAGGATGATTCGTAACAGATATATGCGTCCATCTGTCAAATTCTCTAATCACTTGATCGTAAGGTAATTCACTAGCAATAATAGCCTTCACTACTTCGTCAGGAACAAGCCCAGGCACACGAATATCAGCGGCACACCCAATCCGATGCTGAGAAGAATCCTTACTTCCAACTGCGTCATTGACGGCTTTTGACCGAAACGCTGAATTAACCATGATAGGACTACCGTTAAGAAGTTCTTTAACTTGTTCCAAAAATTCTGCCAAACGCATAAGATTTGCTTTTTCAGATTCATTAGGTTCATTTGATAATTCCCTGTGATCGGTGTGTGTTAATTCTTCAAGAGTAAAATTTTTAGTTAGGATTGTCATTCTTTTCTCCAATGTGAATGCCTGTAATTAAGCCAATAAATCCACCAACAATTGTTTGAAATGCTGGGCCAATAATGTCAAAAACTACTTTGTCATCAACTGTTGGGTCATAAACAGCTAATAAAAACATCCAAATCATGCAAGCCACTACACCCATAAGGGAAAATGTTGCCATGATGGTGATAGCACCTTTTAAAGTCCAATTCATTGTGTGTTCCTCACTTCGTTGTAAATGTCGATGCAGGCGTTGAGTTGCCTGATGGCGTTGTCCCCGTCTGCGGTGATGGCGATAAGAGTTTGACTAACCTCTGGGTCAAGTTCGGCTCTGCTTTCTGTATCTCCTGCGGTAGTGGAGGTATTTTGGCAGGTAGAAACGGTGCGGGCGGTGAAGCGCAACTGACCAGTAGCAATGTCAGACTGTAATTTAGTGACTTCAGTTTTAGCATTTAGTGTCGCCTTTCTCAATTCATTGGCATGATTATCTGCCATCTGTTGCATTTGTTGCTCTTTATTTCTTTCCAATGCGTTCAAACGCGCAACTTCAGCTTCTTGCTCTACATACGCTTGATGATGGCCATAGAAATATGAACTAATGGTTAACCCCAATATTCCTACAATAACCCAAGGATTGAATAAACTAAACATTACTTTTCATCCAGTTTTTTAATTAACTTTTGAACCTTGATCTCAGTTTGCCGAATGTCCGTGTACATCNACATCAAAACGGGCATAAAAAACAATATAACCGCAAGCAATATCACAATTACGATGATGAAAAAGGAATCATCGCTATTATGCTTATCCACACCCAAAGAATCACCATTGCCGTTGCCATTCCCACCATGATTCGTTGTTGAATTCGGTCTGTAACCTGTTTTCGTTGCCATGCCAACCTCTTTTGTTTGTCCAGTTC